TTGTTGAAATGATGCTTTCAAGTCATCAAGGTCATAAGATTTGAGTTTTGATAGTTTTAGTTTCTCTACTGGTTTTGGAGGTTCTGGTGGTTTTGGATTGTAGAGTTCATTATATTTTTCTATAAGAGGATTAGTCATAATAAGTGTTGGAGTTTCCGTAGTTTAGATAGTGCCAGAACAACTTTCTCATTCTATCCTCATCTGTAAATTCGTCAAGGTGCATCCACATATGATTTCTCCAAGAATACACACAATACTCAAAGAGATGAATGGAGGTATAGATGTTCCATCTCTTCCAAGTATCTTTCCCGTTAGTCATTTCTCACACCGATGTAATGGAATACGAAGAAACTGAAAGAACCTTCCAATATATCCTATCTGTTCTCCGCATTTAGGGCAACAATACGATGGGTGGGTCATCCTCCAACATCTCCACTCACTACAATAGGTTCTACATCACCACAGACAACTTCTGCGTCCATATAATCCATAATACGGAGGACTTTATCCCTCACTCGTTCTCTGGTTTCTTTGGTGAAACCTTCATAGTTTAGAACTATCAAACTTTGATTGAGACAATCTACGATTACAAGAAGTTCTGCTGCTGTGATAGTTTGTTTCATCATACATCAACCCATACGAAAGAAAGACAATTTTTCATAAAGAACCGAACAATCGCAGTCGGTTTCTTATTCATATAATACTTCAAATATCCATTTCCAAAGGTATAAAACCCAACTTCTTTACCACCTTCTTTAATCACAAAATTGGAAGTAATATTACCACCAGTCGCAGTAAGTTTAGAGTAATCTAATTTTGTTGGAAAACTTCCATTCTCACGGGCATACTCAAAGTTATCAATAATCTTATTGAACTTTGTATCATACAAAGTTTCAGCAATATACTTTGACTTATAAAAACTATTCTTTGTTCTCTCAATCAAATCATCAATCTTCTCATCAAACTCTTGTGAGATTTCTTCCAGAGTTTTAGGTTTCTCTGGAATATCAAGATAAGGTTTGATTACATCAAAATACTCAAAATCTTCGGTGTAATAAAAAGCACCAACAAAATAAGGAAGAATAATTTGAGGTGCTCCTTTGAGTTTCTTTGGGTTGAGTTTGTATCCTATTTTTTCAGTCATTTTGCCCTCATCGCAGCAATCACAGCATCTCTTATGGTTTTTCCTTTTAGATGGTTCATACGAGACCCACCATTCATAAAAACCCAATCACTTTCACCATTCATTTTGAGATTGTGTGCTTGGAACTGATTGAGTAGAAACTCAAGCATTTCTGTGTCTGTTGGTTCAGTCATTTTCTTCATCGGGTAGTTTTTCATTCAAATCAATACCATCTAAAACTTTATCAGACCATTTTAGCACATTCTCAATCAGTTTATCATTAACTTCTTTTTTCTTTTCCACAAACTTTTCAATCAGTTCATCATTAGGGTCGTTGAGGATTTGTTTTACTGGGTCTTTCTCTTCAATCATCAGTTTGATTTGTTTGAGATTATCATAAAGTTCTTTATTGAAGTCATAACATTCAGTCAAATGTTCTATGTTGTTGTCCTCATAGTTAGTTTCCTCACGGATTTCCCAAGACAAACCATCCATATCTGCTGCGGTTTCTGTGAGAAAGTATTCAAGTGTTTCAAGTAAATTCATTTTCTAATCACAGCAATTACTTTACGATTTGGATACTTCTCTACAATTATATCACGAGCACTCTCATAATCAATAGCATCCTTTACGGTTTCATAATACACAGTTTTATCTGCGTCATCCCAAGTTTGAACTTCGTAAGTCATTCTTCAATCTCCACATTTCCCCAACGATGAAGTGCTTCACGAATAGTGTTTCTAACTTCAGGATAAAGATTGTAATAACCTCCAATCTCATCCCAAAGTTCATCAAGTTGTTCGTCAGTTGGTTCAGTCATAATCAATAATCAATTCCTTCTACTCTATTATCCCAATTTGGTCTCATTACACCTTTTTTATCCCAATGTGCTCTCACATCTTTATAAGGTTCTGCTTTCACTCCACAGTAAATATCAGGATAAGTATCAGGATATTTCACAGGTGGTTTTGAGATTACGGGAGAAACACAAGGAATAGTATTAGGAGGAGTGAGAGGAGTATAAGGAGAACTATAAAGTGGTTGAAATTTACTCAAATACTCTTCTACAATATTACAATCCCAAGCATCCTCATAAAACTGCTTACCATAAGCAATAGCATCTTTCCTTTCTGGAAATGCTGCTACAAATGTTTCTTTATAATAGAGTGAATAAACTTTCATTTCAGTTCCTCAATAAGTTTCATAAGAGTTTTGACGGATACTACTTGAGATTTCTTATCAACTCGTCCAGTTCCTCTAACTTCACTATGCTCATCAATCAAGTGTTGAAGAACAGCAGAAGCAATTGTTTGTGGGGAAGATTGTTCCATTGAAGACCAATCCCAACTCACTTCTTTCAGTGTTTCAAGTAAAGTCATAATCCTCTGCGTGATACTTCTTCATTTAGTTCCCAACCAGAATCGTGCCCTACTTTGAAACCTTTAGTATAACCCTCATCATAAAGTGCTCGGGCAAACTTCAAGAAGTCATCTTCATCACATTCCCAGTAAATGTCGTGTGTTGTTTTACTTATGTGCCTATCAAACCCATAGGTTTCAGCAAGTTTTAGAAGTTCTTCGTTAGTCATTTTCTAAAAAGTTTTTCAAGTTTTTCTTTGTTCTTGAAGAGTTCATAAGATTTGATTTGCTCTCCATAATACTTACTGATGTGCCTACACAAATCTTCTTCTTGTTTAGTAATATCCAGATTATGTTTGTCTTTCAGGATAAGGATAGTTTCAATATCTTTGAGAGAACTAAATGGAATATCTAAAAATTCTTCGTAAGTCATTTTGCCCTCATAGCATTAATCACAGCATCACGGGCACTTTTACCTTTTGCGTGGTTCATAGGAAATCCACCATTCATAAAGCACCAACCACTTTCACCATTCATTTGAAGAGAATGAGATTGGAACTGATTGAGTAGAAATTCAAGGATTTCTGTGTCTGTTGGTTCGTTAGTCATCAGGCATCCTCCAAACGAATGTACTTTTCAAATAATCCTCTCATATCATAAAAATACGATCGTGCCCTATCAAGAACAGCAGTATCATAATCTTCTTGGGTTGGTTCCTCTTCCATTTCCATATCCTTCCAAACTTCCAAGAAATCTTCAACAGACATATGATATTCCAGAGGAATGTATGCGACTTTGGGAATGATTGAGTTAGTCATCAGGTTTCTGTGTCTATGAGAGTATTATAAGGCATCACAGGGGGCTTTGGAGTGCCCCTGTGCCAGTTCGTCAAGTGTCCAAATAAACCTCAAAGGTGAGTTTATTCATATGGTCTCCAAATTCCATATTCATACTTACCACCTGTGCCTCATCATTTTGGAGTTTTTCTGCTACTTGTTGAAATGATGCTTTCAAGTCATCAAGGTCATAAGATTTGAGTTTTGATAGTTTTAGTTTCTCTACTGGTTTTGGAGGTTCTGGTGGTTTTGGATTGTAGAGTTCATTATATTTTTCTAT